GTCCTGGGGGGTCAATTTCAGTATAGGAAGTGTTGGGCTGATAAAGATTTAACTGGAGATTCGTCGGCCCAGCAACCTCAAAATCTTGTGCCATATTAGCAAAGACGTTGAGCTCAATGGGATTCGGATCCTGTGATGGACTTGTTAGCGCATTTACAACATACACACTCAGTGTACCATTATACTTAGCGTTTCTACCAAGTGGTTCATCAGTATCATAACAATCAACGTTAGTGAGGTAATCAACTTCCAAATAATTAGTTTGTTGACCCCATCCGACGCGAATCGAGAAATCCTTTCGCTCCGAGATGTCTATGATATACTGATAATTCGTGTTATAATCACCAGTACTATATTCATCCGGATCCCAAACGACCCTAATCCGTCCCCTATGGTAAGCTGAGCTAACGCACTGAATCCTGAAATCAGTGGAGCCAGTCCAATACTGGAACGGTGCGGCTACCCAAGCCGCTGGGATGACGTGCAATTCATCATCATGCACAGCACCCAATGTTGGTCCAACACGAATGTTGAACAGTAAACTATCTTGGGGATCAGTGTCTCTCCACACAAAAGTAGTCACATAACTTTCTCGCATCGCAAGTGGGACCAAAGCCATTTCATCATGACTTCCAGCACCAACTACACGCGGATCAATAGTAACTTCTTTCTTGGGATCGAGTGCAAACGTTTGTCCTGAATACTGTCCAGTAGTTACATTAAATGCTGGCATAGTATCAAGATTCATTGTAGAGCATGAAAGCTCTCTAGGTTTGGAAAAACCGAATAATGCAGCCACATTACCAACTGCTGTAGCTAGTAATTGTGTGGCGCGAGCGTAAGCACCTATAAACGGTGCATTAGCTAGTTTTCCAGACCAGTTTGCGATCGAATGAGCAGGTGCGGATATTTTCCCGTATTCGTCAGATTGTGGTTCAATAGTATCGGGGACTAAAGAAGTGGGGACACTTAAATCTGGGTTATCCAAGTAGGCGAAAATGGACACCACTAATGGGTCTACACCGCCGTTGGCATGCTGTAGGGTATTCATGACAGCAATGATAATGTTGCCAAGTTTACCCCATTCAGCCCGGGGAATATCCACTGCGTTCTTCGGAAATATAAAAGGGCAAAGAAGATCGCCACCTTCAGACATCGTTGGGTCCAAGTAGATATGGGGTCGTTGGGAAGCTTCTCCCAGGTCAGCCTTAACACCAGGGCGAAAAACTGAAACATTATCATTCTCCGGTAAGGGAAAATAAGATGCTATTAATCGTCCATAGTAAAAAGGATTACCGTTGATAAGAAACTTAACTTTCAGATCGGATCTCAAGTTTTTAAAATGAGCCAATCTGTTAATGACCTTGGAATTCTCACACACTAGACTCCAAGGGTCGATGACCAATGTATCATCAATACCTACCTGCCAGGTAAAGGTACCAATGAGAATCGGTCTAGATAGGAATCCATCATTTGTATCA